TTTTGGCTCAAGCAGCTATTTAACTCCTGGCGAGGCTTTCTCTGTATTTGGACGTGTCCAGTGTGGTGCTCCTTTTGCTGTGGCTCCTTCTACTACTTTTAACCATATGGCTGGTACAGTAGGTGAGTTTGCAGTTATTGGCACATATGCTAACAACGGCTTAATGGCTGGTGTAATGGGTACTATTAATACTAATACCCTGTCAGGCGATGCTGCTGTTATGGCGTTTATGGATGGCGATTCTGGTGTAACTACCGCTCGTTGCGCTTTTGGTGTTGCAATGGCTCAAACCACAGCTGGTTCTGGCTTTGAATTTGGTATTGATCTGAAGATGCAAGACCCTGTAGCTGATGCTGGCGGTCCTTCTGGTGTTAGACCATATACCAAAGCTAACATCCGTATGGAAGATGACGTTGTAGTTATGGTTGACGCAGGTGTTCCAACTAATGGCACTACTGGCGATAACTTTGCTGGTACGGGTTCTTTGTATGTTGATTCGGCTGGTGGTAAGTTGTATATCAATACTGGTGCAATCAGCAACCCAACCTGGGTAGTTGTTGGTACTCAAACCTAATGTTGACTCATAAAGACCCAGAAGTTCAGGTAATGCTTGGGCTTCTGGAATCTCAAAGAGATCATGTTATGGGTATTGTAGCGATGCAGGCTAAGCAAATTGAAGAGCTAAAAGCTAAACTCGCTGCTCAACATACAGACCAGGAGAATTAAAATGGCTATGCAATATGATGTAAAACAAGGACACTTAAACGAAAGTGGGTTCTTTGTTCTTGGGCGCAACCGTGTCAAGGCTATTTCATACTTTGGTGGCGGTGGAACTTTAGTATTATTTGATACGACAGTCGCTCCTGTAACGTCTAGCGTTACTTATGCACGTACAGGAACTTTAGTAACAGTATCTAAAACGTCTCATGGTTTAGCTACAGGCGATGTGGTTGGTATTCACTTCGATTCTACTGGGGGTGTATCAGCAACAGACGGCAACTATTCTATTACTAGAGTAGATGCAAATTCGTTTACGTTGACTGACATTAACAGCGGTTCGATAGCGTCCACGGCTGCTTTGTATGTTAGTGGAGTTAATCGTTGGTTACTAACCTATGAAACACACGCATCAGATGATTTCCAAAACTCACCAATTATTCCTGGTGAAGGCGTGTTAGCAACTAATGGGATCTATGCTTACATGAGTAGCATGGATTCAGCGCAGATTTATTATGGCTAAGACTCCTGCGTGGCAACGCAAAGAGGGCAAAAACCCTGAAGGCGGTTTAAACGCCAAGGGTAGAGCTTCGTACAACGCAGCCAATCCTGGCAAACCTGGATTAAAGCGTCCTCAACCAGAAGGCGGTTCAAGAAAGAAGTCATTTTGCGCCAGAATGTCAGGTATGAAGAAAAAGCTCACATCTGCTAAAACTGCCAATGACCCAGATTCACGCATCAACAAATCTTTACGGGCTTGGAACTGTAAAGAAGGCGGATCAGTTCGTGGTGGCGGGTGCGAAGTCCGTGGCAAGACTAAAGGGAAGATGGTATGAATGTATTGGAACTTTGGACTGGTGGACTTACAATATTTATAGCGTTTATTGGATACGTCATGCACGAAAAGTTCAACGAATTAAAACGGATTGATATTTTATTAAATAAGACTCGTGAGGAGGTAGCACGTGATAACGTCACTAAAGCAGAAGTTGACCGCATTGTTGAACACATGGACGCAAGGTTTAACAAACTTGAAGACAAAATTGACCAACTTATTAAAAGGTAAATGACATGAAAAAGATGAATCCAGGAATGATGGCTATTATGGCTAAAAAGAAACCCATAAAGATGTCTAATGGTATGCCAATGGTTATGAAAGATGGTGAAAAAGTCCCAGCGTTTGCTGCTGACGGTAAAGGCAAAATGAAACACGGTGGTAAGGTTCATTCAGATATGGCTAAAGACAAGCCAATGATGAAGAAGGTAGCTACTAAAGCCGTTAAGGGTCACGAAAAGCGTCTGCACGGTATGGCTAAAGGTGGTGGCATTGAAATCAAAGGTAAGACCAAAGGCAAGATGATTAAGATGATGGGCGGCGGTAAGGCTTGCTAAATGGCAATTAATCCTATAGACCCTTCTAAAAAGACTGGCGGTGACGGGCAGGAGAAATATCCAGCCAAGCCAAAGCATGGTCCTGGAAAGTTTGACGAAATTCTAGAGAAAGCTGAGAAGGCTCAAAAGGCTAGGGATGAAATAAGCAAAATAGCAGGAGAGCAAAAAACAAATGCTGAAGCTACGCGCTCACGTACCTATACCGAAAGACTTCAAGATATGGGTAGATTACCTAGCGGTAGTAGTGGTAGCACTGGCATACCAAAGACTAACCGTGACCTAATGAGAAATAACAAAGCTGGCGGTATTATTCGTTCTTCCGCCTCTAAACGTGCAGATGGATGTGCCATTAAAGGTAAAACTAAAGGGAAGATGGTGTAACTATGGGGTTTATGGCGCCACAAATGATTGAAATGTTTAAGCAGGGTATGGCAGAAACTGGAACAGGAGCTTCCTCTGGAACTACTAATGAAGATGAGGCAAAAGCTAAAAAAATGTTACAGGCTATGGTTGCTGCAAAAGGCATGAAAAAAGGTGGCAAGGTATCTTCTGCTTCTAAACGTGCAGATGGCATAGCAATTAGAGGAAAGACAAGAGCATGAGACCAAGTCGTGGTATGGGAGATATAAACCCTTCTAAGATGCCTGGAAAGAGAACTATCAAGCGTAAAGATAATCCAGAAGATGTGGAGATGTACGCTGGTGGTGGTCTCTACGCTAATATCGCCGCAAAGAAAAAACGCATAGCTTCTGGGTCAGGCGAGAAGATGCGTAGTGCTGGATCCAAAGGCGCTCCTAAGAAGGGTGACTTTGCTAGTGCAGCTAGAACTGCTAAATACAAAGAAGGTGGTGAGGCTAAGTCTAAAGTAAACGAGGCAGGCAATTACACAAAACCAAGTTTGCGTAAGCGGATCTTTAACAGCATCAAAGCCGCAGCGGTGCAGGGAACTGGTGCTGGTCAATGGTCAGCTCGCAAAGCCCAGTTAATGGCTAAACGTTATAAAGCAGCAGGTGGAGGCTATAAGTGAAATGGTCGGACAAGCGCAAAAAGTCGATCAACTGCGACAGCCCAAAGGGGTTCTCGGAGAAGGCTCATTGCGCCAGCAAAAAGAAGAAGATGGCAGGGGGTGGTTTGGCAAAATCCCAGCAATCTTTAAAATCTTGGGGAGACCAAGACTGGCAGACCAAGTCAGGCAAGAAGTCGTCCGAGACGGGCGAGAGATACTTGCCCAAGAAGGCAATACAAGCGTTAAGCTCACAGGAGTACGCAGCAACAACACGAGCAAAGCGGGCGGGAAAAGCAGCTGGGAAACAGTTTGTTCCGCAGCCCAAAGGGATCAAAGCAAAAGTAAAACCATATAGGAAGATATGAGTACTTCTGGAACCGTAGCGTTTAACCTAGACCTTAATAACCTCATTGAAGAGGCTTTTGAGCGTTGTGGTACGGAATTGCGTACGGGTTACGATATGCGGACTGCCCGTAGGTCTTTAAACCTTTTGACGATTGAATGGGCTAATCGTGGTATTAACCTTTGGACAATTGAGCAAGGTCAGATTCTATTCACTACAGGACAAGGCTTATACCCAATGCCCGTAGATACTATTGACATCTTAGATGCGGTAATTCGTCAGAATAATGGTGTTGCAAGTAATCAAGTTGACATCAATATTAGTCGTATTTCAGAGTCTACTTGGGCAACAATACCTAATAAGTTAACCACTGGACGCCCTATTCAGATGTGGTTTAACCGCCAGTCTGGTCAGTCTAATACGTCCTCAGCAACCCTAGCTAGTACGATTACGTCAACAGCTACGACTATTCCTGTTTCTAACGCTAGTTACTTATCGACTACAGGTTTTATTAAAATTGATTCTGAAGTCATTAGCTACTCCAATGTGACAGGCAATAATCTAATTAATGTAAACCGTGGGCAAAACGGTACGACTGCTGCGGCACACACTTCTGCTGCGGTGATTACAGTTCAAAACTTACCTGCTGTAAATGTCTGGCCCACACCTGACGCAGGCGGTGGTCCATATACCTTTGTCTATTGGAGACTACGTAGAGTCCAAGACGCTGGCACAAATGGCACTTTTGAGCAGGACATACCTTTTAGATTACTACCTTGCATGGTGGCAGGATTGGCTTTCTACATGGCTCAGAAGCTACCTGACGGGCAAATGCGGCTACCCTTTTTAAAACAGGAATACGAGGAGCAGTGGCTCATGGCTTCTACGGAGGACAGAGAAAAAGCCGCTTCTAGGTTTGTTCCTAGGGCGAACTTCTATGCCTAATAAATTTAGTAGTGGCAAATTTGCGATTGCCGAATGTGACCGATGCGGTCAGCGGTATAAGCTAAAGGAGCTTAAAAAGTTAGTTGTTAAGCAGCAAATAAAGAATATTTTGGTATGCCCTAGTTGTTGGGAACCAGATCAGCCACAATTGTCGTTAGGGATGTACCCAGTGGATGACCCACAGGCTGTTCGGAATCCTAGACCCGATGTAAGCTATCAAGTATCTGGAAGTAGCGGTTTACAGATTAACGGAACAAACGACACTACCCTACAGGGTGTTGGTTTTCCAGAAGGTGGTAGTAGAATATTTCAATGGGGATGGAACCCTGTTGGGGGGTCACAAAATGATGGTCTAACCCCAAACAATTTGGCACCAGAAGGTCAGGTAGGTAGTGTAACGGTAACAACAACATAAGGAGTTGAAAATGTTTAAGAAAAGCGCAGATGGGATTGCTAAAAAAGGCAAGACTGAAGGTAAAAACTTAGGTGATAGCGGTCCTACAGTCTTGGGCATGAAGGCAAAGCCAAAGATGGGTGGTAAAGACCAGATGGTAATGAAGAAAATTGGGCGTAATTTAGCAAAAGTTCAGAACCAAGGCATGATGCGTAAATCCGCTGGAAGGGGTCGATAATGCCTAAATTCTCTAAAAAAGTAATGGGTAAGGAAGTCGGAGACGCTAAAGTCTATGCTAAGCCGCATACAATGGACGGCAAACCTGTTACTGTTAAAGACACCACGGGTGCTCAAGAAATGGCTAACATGAATATTTCTGTTGATGGGATTAGTAAAGGTAATGGTAGACCCGTAAATCAATACGGCAAGATTGAGATGCGTGGTGCTGGTGCAGCAACCAAAGGTCGTATGTCTAGCGGGAAGATGGGATGAATTACACGCAGTTAACGTCCGCTATTAAAGGCTTTGCTGAGAATGACTTCCCAGCGACAGTAGGGTCGTTTACGTCTGCCGAGCAGATTGCTAGGTTTGTACAGCTTGCCGAGCAAAGTGTTTTTAATACCGTACAGCTACCTGCGTTTCGCCAAAACGTTACAGGTAATATGACTAGTGGCAATAAGTACGTAGCAACCCCCACAGATTGGTTAGCTACCTTTAGTTTTGCGGTGATTAATGCGGTAAATGAGTATAAATACTTACTAAATAAAGATGTTAGCTTTATCCGTGAGTCATTCCCAAGTACAGACGCTGCGTTCTTTGGAGAACCTCAGTATTACGCTGTATTTAACGATAACACCTTTATTCTTGGACCTACCCCAAACGCTAGTTATGCTACAGAGCTTCATTATTTCTACTATCCACCTTCAATTGTGACGGCTGGGACGTCTTGGCTGGGAAATAATTTTGATTCAGTGCTCTTATATGGTGCTTTAATAGAAGCGGCTAATTTTATGAAATCCGATGCCGATGCGGTTACTTTATACAAAGAACGTTATGTTAGAGCCATGACAGAACTTAAACAATTAGGTGATGCAAAAGATGGTCAAGACTCCTATAGAAATGGACAAGTAAAGTACCAAGTCAGATGATTAATAAAGTTCCAAACTTATCAGGTAAAAGCATTGCTATTGTGGCAATGGGCAAATCCCATAGTCAGTTTATCCTAGCCAAGACCCATTCTCAGCCAATTGATGAAGTATGGGCAATTAACGCTATGGCAGGGGTCATTTACCACGACCGAGTCTTTATGCTAGATCCAGCCAGCCGATTCCTAGACAGTGATGATGCAGGCACTCAAACTGGACTTATGCGGTCGGTACTAGAGAAGCACACAGGACCAATCTATACCTGTGAACTAGACCCCCGTTGTCCTGGATTAGTAGAGTTTCCCCTAGATGAAGTAATGAATGCTTGCGGGACGGGATACTTTAACAACACCGTAGCCTTTGCTATTGGTTATGCAATTGCTGCCAAAGTAGGGCAAATCCACCTGTATGGGATTGATTTTTCTTACAAAAACGTAGTCCACTTTGCTGAGGCAGGTAGGGCGTGTTGCGAGTTTTTACTGGCAAAGGCAATGGAACGGGGTATTAAGGTTGGTATAGCTCAAGGATCATGCCTGTTAGACACCAGCGAGCCGACTATTAGTAAGCTGTACGGCTATCATCGTCTTAAGGATCCGTTGGTCGTAGGGCTAGAAAACGAGCGATTTGTGGCTAAAAAGTACTCAGAAGTTAAAGATACGGTAAAAGACGAGGTGGAGTACAACCCACCAGAAGCAAAGAGGACATAAATGTTTGAAATTAAAACTGGCGATATTATCAGCCCTCTCGTAAAAACAAGTAATTATGGCGGTTTACCGCTTGAAGAATTGACAGAACTCTGCGTAAATAGGATCATTGGGGTATCAGAAACTGCCCCACCCGAAATTCGAGAGCAAGCAAAGTATTTCAGAGAAGCATTAGAGCGTACAATCTCTGAATATTTGAGTCGTGCAGCACAGTCCGAAAGGGCTAGTTGCATTCAAGTTTGTGTACAAGGCGGTGAAGTTGAGGCTGCTAATTTATTAAGGAGAATTTAAAATGGCTTTTACAGGTAACTTCATGCCAACATCTTTTAAGGTTCAAATCTTACAGGCTGTGCATAACTTTACGGCTGTCTCAGGTAACACGTTTAAACTAGCTTTGTATAACAACTCAGCTTCGTTTACTGCGGCTACCACAGCTTATACAACAACTAACGAAGTAGCGGCTTCTGGTTCATATACTGCGGGTGGCGGAACTCTAAGTAAAGTTACTCCAACTTCTTCTGGAACTACAGCGCTTACCGACTTTGCGGACCTATCGTTTACCACTGCGACCATTACAGCATTTGGCGCCATGATATATAACGATACTGCAACAGGTAATCCAGCCGTAGCTATTTTAGACTTTGGTGGTTCTAAGTCTTCTACAGCAGGTACGTTTACGATTGTGTTCCCAGCGGCTACTGCGACTGGTGCAATTATTCGCATCGCTTAAGGTTAATGCGGTGTGGCTGATGTATCCGTTTCTCTAGAAGGCTTTGGTCTCGATGGATGGGGTGACCCGCCTTGGGGATTTGGAAGTACTTCGGTTGTAGGAACTGGAGCTGTAGGAACAGCAGTAGTAGCTGAAAATGCTAGTGTAAGCCTTACAGGTGTATCTGGTACAGCTAGTGTAAATGGTGTAACAGTTATAGGAGATTCGGTTCTAAGCCTTACAGGTGTTAGCGGTACGGGAGCAATAGGTCAAGCGTTAAAGCAAGACAACGTAGAAATTTACCTTGATGGTTGGGGTTATTTAGGTTGGGGCGATACTGGCTGGGGTATAGGTAGTGCGGGAGTAGCTGGAACTGGAGCAATAGGTTCAGTAGCCATTATTACAAACGTAGATGTAAGTGTTACAGGAGTATCAGGTACAGCAGCAATTAACGGTGTAACTGTAAATGCAGCGGCAAACGTCCCAGTAACAGGACTACTAGCAACAGGAAGTATTGGCGGAGTTGAAGTTACAGGCACAGGTGTAATAGATTTAACAGGTGTTAGTGGCACGGGACAAATAGGTCAAGCAGCAGTTCAAGAAGGTATTCAAGTTTCTGTTACGGGTGTTGGAGGAACAGGATCAGTTGGTGGCGTAACTATTAATACAGTTGAATTAGTAGGCGTTTCAGGCACAGGACAAATTGGCAGTGTTGGTGTAATAGGTAATGCAGATGTTAGTGTTACAGGAGTAGTTGGCACAGTTGGTCAAGGAAGCGTAACAGTAGACCTAGTAATTAATGTTCCAGTAACAGGGCTTCAGGCAACAGGCTCAACTGGTCAAGTAACAGTAGTTGGAAGTGCGCCAAATGTAAGTGTTACAGGTGTACAGTCAGTAGGGCAGGTTGGAACGGTATCTTTCTGGTTAGAAATTGATACTAGCCAAACCCCGAACTGGATTGAAATAGCAGCATAAAACGGATATTATTTAGGTAAGGAAAAATTATGGCATCGTCATATAGTGATCTTAAAATAGAGCTGATTGGTACAGGTGACCAGACAGGTACATGGGGAACCACGACCAACAACAACTTCTCTGTTGCAATTAGCGAGGCAATCACAGGATCTGCGGATGTCGCCTTTTCTAGTGCGGACGTTACAGTTACCCTTACGGATAGCAATGCGGCTCAAACGGCTCGTAACCTACGACTAAACCTTACAGGTACTTCTGGCGGGGCAAGGAACTTAATCCTTGGTTCAGGCTGCCAAATTGAGAAGCTGTATCTTATTAACAACGGACTAGCAGATGCCGTTACGGTAAAGAACACATCAGGTACAGGAATTGCAGTCGCTGCTGGTAAGTCAATGTTTGTATTTAATAACGGCACAAACGTAGTAGATGCAATTACGCACCTCAGTTCTTTGACTTTGGGTTCAGCCCTACCAGTCGCTTCTGGTGGTACAGGCGTGACTTCTTCTACAGGCTCTACAAATGTAGTGCTAAGTAATTCACCTACTTTAGTAACTCCTGTTCTTGGCACACCGTCCAGTGGTACTTTGAGTAGTTGTACTGTAGACGGCACAGATGCAGTTGGGTTTCGCAATATTCCACAAAATTCACAATCTACTGCTTATACTTTAGTTCTTACAGATTCTGGTAAACAAATTTTTCACCCATCTGCTGATACCACAGCACGAACTTTTACCATTCCAGCTAACTCCTCAGTTGCTTATCCAGTTGGCACAGCTATTACATTTATAAATCAAAATGCTGCTGGTGTGGTAACGATCGCAATTAATACCGATACCATGCGTTTAGCTGTTGACGGCACAACAGGCAGCAGAACCCTTGCTGCAAATGGCATAGCAACGTGTGTTAAATTAACAAGTACTGAGTGGATTATTTCAGGAGCAGGTTTAACTTGAAAAAGTTTTATTTTCTTGCGGGACTTCCAAGATCAGGTAGTACTGTTCTTGCTGCTTTATTAAATCAACATCCAGCATTACACGCTAGTGCCACTAGTGGTCTTGGCGAGTTGATGTTTAACACATTTAACGCATGGAAAAATAGTACTGCGGAGCAAGCATCTACCGAAATTGAACAAGTTAAAGCAGTATTGTGCGGGATAATGGATGCTCGTTATAAGCACATTGATAAACCTGTTGTAATTGACAAAGCTCGTAATTGGGCAGAATTTACTACGATTGGAGTATTAAAAGAATTGTTACCTTACAAACCTAAAATTATTGCTACCGTTAGAAATGTAGAAGATTGTGCAGCATCGTTTGTAAGGATTGCAAAACCAACCGATCTAGAAGATTTTTTATACAACAGTGAATTTATCCATCATTTAAAACAGTCTTATCAAATATTGCAATCAGGCTATAACTATGACAAGTCTTGTTTTTTGTTTATTGAATATGAAGACTTAATAAAAGATCCACAAAAACAATTGCGTAACATTGAAGAATTTCTTGAGTTACCGTCTTTTGAGTACGATTTTAATCATTTAGATAAAACTGCACCAAAAGAACGAGATGAAGAAGTATGGCGGCTGCCAGGATTGCATGACATCAAGCCAGAATTAAAAAAACAACACAATCAAAATAGCAAAGATGTTTTAGAACATATGTATCAAAATTTTTTACAGCCATGTTTTTGGAGAGATGAATCGTTACAAAATAAAGAAATTCATCCTCTAAGTAAACAACTAGCACTAAGCCTAATAGGTGATTTTGAAGGTAGCAAAAAAATTCTACAAGAATTAGTAACTAAAGAACCAAAAAATAATCGTGTTGCTTTTAATCAAGGTTGGTATGAATTGCGTAATGGCAATTTGCTTGACGGTATGACGTTAATTAATCGTGGGCGAGTTGAAAAAGTATTTGGCAATGAAGTACCAAAAGTACCAACACCAATCTGGGATGGAATACAAACTGGCACTGCTCTTTTAAATCTTGAAGCTGGTCTTGGTGATCAAATACATGGACTGCGTTTTGCCCGTGAGTTAAAACGGCTTGGTAATCAGGTGATTGTGGCTTGCTCAGGATCACTAGCAACAATGATTAGAAAAGCTGAAGGCGTGGATATGGTAATCCAACATGAAGCTATGTCTGGTGTTGTGCATGATTTTTGGGTTCCATCTATGACAGCATCTATACCGCTACAGTGGCAATATAAAGATATTGATGGCTCATCTTACGTACCTCGTCCTGATGTAGAAAAAAGTAACAAGATTAGGATTGGTCTGCGTTGGCAAGGAAATCCACAGTTTGAACACGAACAACACCGTTTATTCCCACCTCAATTTATGTTTAATGCAGTTGATGGGTTAGATGTTGAATACATAAGTCTTCAACGTGATGCGGGTTCTGAACATTGCCCAGTTTGGGTAAAAGAATCAGATCTTTCCAGTTGGAATGCAACGGAAAAATCTATTGCATCTTGTGATCTTGTAATTTCTTCATGTACATCAGTAGCGCATTTAGCTGGTGCAATGGGAATACCTACATGGATTGTAGTTCCAATTTTGCCATACTATTTGTGGGCTAAACCTGGAAATGGTACTGAGTGGTATGACAGTGTTAAGCTGTTTCGTCAAAAAAATCATAACGACTGGGTATCAGTCTTTAGTAATTTGAAAAAGGAGTTACGCAATGCTTACGAAAATGGGCTTTTGGATTCGGGTAAAAGACGGTCAAATATTAAACGTTGTGGATTACAAGCCATCGGATGAAAAAATAGCCAATGAACCTGGCTGGCGTGAAGCGGTTGAGTTAATGCCAGAAACAATCCCAAATCGTGAAATAATAACTACGCATCATTTTAATCTTGATGTAACCCCAGCACAGATTGTTTGGGGGAAACGTGAAATTACAATAGATGAACGTAAAGATATGTTGCGAAATATGGTTAAACAAGTATTTAAATCTGTAGTTAATGCAGAAATTGCAAAAGAAACAGACAACTATCCTGAAACACAATATAACGCTGCCACAGTTGACGCAGCTCGTGTTTTGTTTGAAGCTCGCATAGATGCTATAAATTCTGCTGTAACGCACGAAGATATTAACGCATTGGGAGAATAAAAATGACTGGTATTCTTCAAGGTTTATTAGCTTCTATTGGCGCAGCACAAATTCCATTTATGTATAGTTGGGGTGATAATTATCAAGGTCAATTAGGTACAAATAACAGAACTTATAGATCTTCTCCTGTTCAAGTAGATAATGAGGAATGGACTGTTATAAGCTGTGCTGGTAATGGTGTTGCTGCTATTAAAGCAGATGGAACTCTGTGGACATGGGGATATAACGGTGCGGGACAGCTTGGTCAAAATGATAGAGTTCGAAGATCTAGCCCCACTCAAGTTGGAGCGTTAATGGATTGGTCTAGCGTAAGTGCTACTATGTACAATGGTGCTTGTGTAGCTGTAAAAACAGATGGATCTTTATGGACATGGGGACCAAATGCTACAGGTCAATTAGGTCAAGGAGATGAGGTCGCTCGCTCATCTCCTACTCAAGTTGGAGGATTACTAACTTGGGCAAAGGTATCTGGCGGTACTCGTGCGGGCGCTGCTATAAAAACTGATAATTCTTTATGGATCTGGGGCAATAACGGTAATGGACAGCTTGGTCAAGGAACTGCTACTGCTCCTATCAAGTCTCCAGTACAGATTGCTGGTTCTTGGTCTTCCGTAGCTCTTGGTGATAATGGAGAACACGCAATAAGAACAAATGGAGCGCTTTTTGCATGGGGTTTTCAAGGTCAAGGTCAGTTAGGCACTAATAGTTATATAGGTTTTTCTAGTCCTGTTCAAATAGGCGCACTACTTGATTGGTCATTTGTTTCAGCAAATGGTACTGGTCTTCGTGCTGCTCTTAAAACAGATAACACTTTGTGGGTATGGGGTTATAATGGTACTGCTGGTTCTTTAGGTTTAGGAAGTGCAGGTAGTGGCACAAACAGATCTAGTCCTACCCAACTTGGAAGTGCTGAGTGGTCTCAGGTATCAGCTAGTTATCAAATGGGCGGCATTAAAACAAACAAAACTTTATGGACATGGGGTCGTAATAGTAATGGTCAATTAGGTTTAGGCGATGTAAGTCCTCGTTCTTCTCCTACTCAAGTTGGTTCTGGTAATTGGTCTAAAATAGCCTCATCCCCTTTTGGTTTTATGTTTGGTGTAGAAGATTAATGATTTCTCTTAATTACAGTTACAACCTAACTGTTTCTAAAGCCTATATTATTCGCATTGAACATCATGTTGAATCAGAGGAAAAAGCAAAACGGTGTTCGGACAGTTGTGATTTAGCGGGTATGCCATGGGAATACTGGGATGCTTATAACGGTATAAAAAATCCAATAAAACCACCTACTCAACATAATGGTATTCCAGCAATGGTAAAAATAACTGACCATTATTTAACTCGTGGTGAAGTAGCCTGTGCCTTATCTCATATTAGCCTATGGCAGAAGTGTGTGCTTGACGATGAACCAATTGTTATTTTAGAGCATGATGCCATTATGGTGAAGCCTTACACGCAACACTCAGTATTTAATTCAATTTGTTATTTGGGTAGTTACGAACAAGTTAATCAAGGATGGAAGGTATTACCTACACCGCCACACGCTTCAGAAGGTTCAAACTATCATTTTATTTGTCGAGCGCACAGTTATGCTATTGATCCAGCGGTAGCAAAAAATATGCTTGCTCATGTATTGAAGTATGGTATTAACGCACCGCTTGACATTATGTTGCGAGCAGATATATTCCCAATTCATCAGATGGGTATCTTTGCTTACAATGACTGGGATAATGACAAAACAAATACAACCATTCTTGGCAGACCATTAGAAGGGCGTTCTACCATTAGAAACGATAACTTGGAGATATAATTGAAAAAGATACTAATCATGGGTTTGCCAGGTTCAGGTAAGACTTACTTAGCCGAAGCTCTAAAGAAGTATTTAGAAACAAACGGAACCCGCAAAGACTATGGCGAAGCCTTTACTGGCTTTAACGCACAAGTAAATTGGTTTAATGCTGACGAAGTGCGTAAGAAGTACAACGACTGGGATTTCTCCAACGAAGGTCGTATTCGTCAATCTTTGCGTATGGCTCAGTTTGCGTTAGAAGCTGGCGGTGATTATGTGATCTGCGACTTTGTAGCACCGTTGGTTGAGATGCGTAATAACTTCAAAGCCGACTGGACTATTTGGGTGGACACGATTGATGCTGGTCGGTACGAAGATACCAACAAAGCCTTTATTCCGCCAACAGTCTACGACTTCCGTGTTACGGAGCAGAACTGCGAGAAGTGGGCTGAGTTCATCGGTAACCACATCATTGAGAACAGACGCAGACCTACCTTTAACTGGCAATCTGAAACCGTACAGATGCTTGGTAGATGGCAACCTTGGCATTCAGGTCACAGAGCTTTGTTTGAACGTGCTATCGCCAAGACAGGTCAGGTAGTTATCCAAATCCGTGATTGTCAAGGCTGGCAGGGTTCTAACCCGTTTGCCATTGAGCAAGTAAAGTCAAACATCAAGCGTGATTTAGACCCGTTGTTTCAAGGTCAGTACGAAATTCAAGTCGTTCCTAACATTACCAACATTACCTACGGGCGTGACGTTGGCTACAAGATCGAACAAGAAACATTTGATGATGCAACGCACAATATTTCAGCAACCAAGATCCGTAAAGAAATGGGGCTAACATGAAACAGACAGTAGAAGCTAGAACACTAGAAGGCGGTTTAATTGAGCCGCACCACGAAATAGAAGTGGTTTGTGCCGCCTGTGGTTACGACTTAGATGAAGCCGAGCTAAAGGCAGATACCTGCTCAGACTGTAAAGCTCCTTTAAACCTAAAACAGCATATCTCTATTCATGCTACTTCAGTTCCTGCCGCTGGCGGAAAGGTGTTCTAAATTGAATCATGCCCGATCCGTTTGGAATTATAGATGGCACGAAACAGGTCACAAAGACTCTTAATGAGTCGGTAAAGGCGTCTGAAGAACTTAGCAAAGCAATTGATGGCGTACTGGCAGTAGCGGATAAGGCAGCAAAAGAAAGAGCAGCATCAAGGAAGAATTCAAGGGTTGTAAATCCTGATACCACAACAATTATTGAAGCAGTAGACGAGTTTCAAAGGCTGATGTTAGCCAAGCAGTCTGAAGAAAAGATTAAGCACGAAATAGTTAAAAAGTATGGCGAAAAAGCGTGGGAAGAAATACAGGGTATTAAAGCTAGAAAGCAGTGGGAAGACAAACGTGATAAGTATTTAGAGCAAAGCGATAGACGGGTAATGAAAAGCGTTATGGCGTTGTGTTACATATTTGCAACTTGGATTGCTTACGAATGCACATGGGGTAGATGGAAATAAATATGCCATTAAACAATTCAGACGATGTTTTATCTAAAATATTGGCGTATGTAGACTCCCCATTTAAACTTTTTGCGGTTATTTTGATGGCAATTTTAGTTTTTGGTGCTTGGGCGTTTTACGAAAATAAAGAGTTAATTGTTGGTACTTATAAAGAGAGTCAAAAGCTACCCAGTATTGCCGAAGATCGGGTAGACGATGTAGCGGTTCATTTGTTTAAAACGACTGATGCAACTATAGTAACAATATTTAAAGTTAATCCTTTGTTTGGCACTCGCATACAGTATCGAGCCTATACAAAGACGGGGCGGGATAAAACCAATGATGGTTTGGATGTTGGGTTGTTTACTTCTAATCAATCAAATAACCAAGATGTAGTAGCTTTAATGGCTGGTGATATTCCTTGCGGTGTATACAAAGCGCCACAGTCAGAAATTGGGCTTTGGTATATTGAAAAAGGCATGACCTTTGGTTGTAGAATTAGTGTACCGCCAGACCCTAGTAGGTTTGTAGGACAGATTACCGTTGGTTGGGATAACCCCCCAACCGAATTAGAACAAGCAAAAGCCATGCTTTTTATTGCTGCAACTATGTTATCAAGGAGTAAAAAATGATTCCATTAATGGCATTAGTAGATGTTGGGATGAAAGTCCTAGACAAGTTTATCCCTGACCCTGAAGCTAAGGCAAAGGCTCAAAAAGAGTTATTACAGATGCAACAAGAAGGCAGGTTAGCTGAACTTAATGCCGACAACATTGAGGCTCAAGAACTGACAAAACGCCAGCAAGCTGATATGGCTAGTGATAGCTGGTTGTCTAAGAACATCCGCCCTATGACGCTTGTTTTTATTTTGGTTGTTTACACTAGTTTTGCTGGTCTATCCGCTGCCGATATTGAGGTAAACAACAACTATGTAGAACTGCTTGGGCAGTGGGGTATGTTAATCATGTCCTTCTATTTTGGCGGGCGTACTCTTGAGAAGATTATGGATATGAAGAGGTCCAAAGATGAATCTAAGTGAACACTTTACCTTTGAAGAACTAACGATCACCGACCATCGACAGTTTGATAACACACCAAATGTAGAAGAAACCGAAAATTTGACCCGATTAGCAGAGTTCTTAGAACAGGTAAAGACTGTGTTGGGTGGTAAGCCGATTATGGTTAACTCCGCCTTTAGATCAGAAGCCGTGAACAATGCCGTTGGAAGTCGCAACACCTCACAACATCGCATAGGTTGTGCTGCCGATATTAGAGTACCAGGTATGACGCCAGATGAAGTTGTCAAAGCGGTGATTGCATCTGGCATTGGCTACGACCAAATTATCCGTGAGTTTGACCGCTGGACACATATCTCAGTCCCTAATACAAAAGACATGACACCAAGACGGCAAGCCCTTATCATTGACAAATCAGGAACACGTCAATACGTCTAAGGGTAAACCCGTGCCATTACAGAAACTACAATTCAAACCAGGTTTAAACAGAGACCAGACTAACTACACCAATGAAGGTGGGTTCTTTGAATGCGACAAAATCCGCTTTCGCTCAGGATACCCACAGAAGATGGGCGGCTGGCTTCGTTATGGTTTATTTACTGTGGTGGGAACCTGTCGGCAAGTCTTTAATTGGATTACCACGGTTGCAGATAACTACCTAGCTCTTGGAACTTCTAGAAAACTATATATAGAAGCAGGGCAGACTTTATACGACATTACCCCAATACGAGCTACTTTTACTACTCCAACAACCGATAACTGCTTCACCACGGTTAGTGGCTCTAAAACGGTTACGGTGACTATTTCAGGTCACGGTGCTACAGATGGCTCTTATGTCACATTCTCTGGTGCAGTAGCGGTTGGTGGGATTACAGCACCAAATCTAAACACTGAGTTTATTATTGCTTTTGTTGACTCTAACTCATTTAGGATTACCGCAGCCACAGCAGCCTCATCTTCAACTTCAGGTGGTGGTTCTGCTATTACCGCAGCTTTCCAAATCAATATAGGTAACGATGGCGGTGTTGCTGGATACGGCTGGGGTTCAGGTACATGGGGTACGGTTGGCTGGGGTTTAGGATCAGCTACGCCTGTTTACGCACCTCAACGGGATTGGTTCTTACAAAACTTTGACGATGATCTAGTGGCTAATATCCGTGATGGAACAATATACTATTGGAAGTATTCTGGCGGTGTGGGAACTAGGGCTACACCTTTAGCCACAACAACTATTGACGGAGTAGCTCCTGCTGACGTCCCTACTCAGGCAATGCAAGTATTAGTTTCTCAGAACGATAAACACTTGTTGGCTTTTGGCTGTACACCGTTTGGCGGAGGGACATCTGATCCTTTATTAATCCGTTTTGCCACCCAAGATCAACCTAATGTCTGGACTCCGCTAGTCACTAATTCAGCAGGATTCTTACGGGTATCCCGTGGTTCTGCCATAGTCTGTGCCGTAGCGACTCGTCAGGAGATCCTTGTATATACAGAGGGAACCCTTAATTCTTTACAGTTCCTAGGCACTACGGACGTTTTCGGTCTTCAAGAGCTTTCTGATAACATTTCAATCCTTAGCCCACGGGCGGTTGTTACCGTCAATAACACGGCTTATTGGATGGGGCATGATAAGTTCTATGCCTATGGCGGACGGGTAGAGACCCTCCCATGTACCTTAAGAAATCACGTATTTGAGAATCTTAACTACACTCAAGCCGACCAGATTATCTCAGGAACAAACGAAGGATGGAATGAAATCTGGTGGTTCTATCCAACGGCAGATAGTCAAATTAATAACGCCTATGTGATTTATAACCACTTAGAAAAGATTTGGTACTACGGCACAATAGATCGTACTGCATGGTCAGACTCGTCTCTAAGGGAATACCCTCAAGCACTTACCACAACGTCTTTTACAGGCTCTCTGAATAACAGTACAACCCTAAATGTAACTGCAATATCTACTGGTATCCTGCAAGTAGGCTCAGTCATTACGGGTACTGGAGTAGCTACAGGCACTAAGATTACTGCCCTAGGCACGGGAACTGGTGGGATAGGCACTTATACCGTTAATATCTCCCAGCTTGTAGTCCAGACCACAATGACTGCCGACAGCATTATCTATAACCACGAACAGGGTTTAAACGATGACACAACGGCAATGACCTCTTATATTGCCTCGTCAGACTTTGATCTTGTGGACGGGGATCAGTTTATCCTGACCAAACGGATTATCCCTGACCTTAACTTTGCGGGATCGACTGCCACCTTGCCTGCGGTCACAATGTTAATAAAACCACGGAACTTTCCTGGCAACGCATATTCCAATACAGAATCCCAGCAGGTTATTGAGACCTCGGTAGACGTATATACCGAGCAAATATTTATGCGGGCTAGGGCTAGACAGATGGCTATTCAGATTCAATCTTCTGACTTAAATGTTCAATGGCAGTTAGGTAGTCCTAGATTGGATGGCAGACCAGATGGGCGTAGATAATGGGAATGCAACGGTTCCGTGCGCCAGCTTTACCTCTGGCTCCAGTCGAATACGACCAACAGCACATGGCGCAGTTAATTGGGGCATTAAGGCTTTACTTTACGCAAAGCGATTCCAATGCTGCCTTGCAACTAGACGGGTTACGGCTATTAAATTTGCCAACATCGGGGTACAATTTGCCAGAAGGCACAGTCTTTCAGGATGGCGAGTACTTAAAGATAGTCTCGCTAAACTTTGCCTATGTACAAGGGGTGTCGGGAACTGGGTCGGTTGGCAGTGTAACGGTAGTAGCCAACTCTATTTTAGTTAATGTTCAAGGTGTATCAGGAACGGGTAACGTAGGAACGGTAACGGTGACTATTATATGAACACAAATGGTGGATTGCATAACACAGCAAATTATCTAAAGACCAAAGGTCGTGGTAGGGACACTGAACTTGTTCATATGTCTAAGAATGAGATTAAAGGTTTACAAGCTTTGGCTTTGGCTAACGGCGGCTCCCTTACTATTAACCCCGATACTGGTCTTGTAGAGGCTGGGTTTCTAGAACAAGTCCTTCCAGTAGTTGTTGGGGCAGGTTTAATGTATTTTTCTGGTGGCGCTCTTTCTCCCCTTGCAGCTGGAATGATTACTGGTGCTGGTTATGGCGTGGCTACAGGTAGCGTAGAAAAGGGTCTTATGGCTGGTTTAGGCGCCTATGGTGGTGCTGGGTTAACTACTAGTTTAGCTGGGGTGGGTGGACAAGCTGCTGCTCAAGCAGGGCAACAAGCTGCTACTGAAGGATTTAAAACCGTTGCTAATGAAGCCGTTACACAAGGATCACAACAAGTAGCGCAAGAAGCTGCTAAAACCGCAGCTGCAGAGGGTTTAACCCTCCCATCTAACTATGCGGATCTGTACGCTAAAACAGGTGGAGCACAACAGCTTACCCAAGAAGCAGCCCAAGGGTTTTTGGGAAACACCAATAATTTTCCAGGACTAACTTCAGAAGCTGTACAAGGCTATCAATCTGCTTTAAATGCTCCTGGGGCTAGTCCTCAAGATGTTATTGGTGCTGCGGGTAGGGCGCAAGGTGCTGCTGGTGCTACTACAGGAAGTAATATAGCTACAGGACTTAAAGAAGTTGGCACGAGTGTACCCGCTGCTGGAAGCTTCTTAGGTAGTAACGTAGGTGCTATAGGTAGCGCTGCAATACCTCTTTTAGTAGGAGATCAACAACAACGAGGTGCAGGTCCTGCAGGGTATCAAGAAGATGAATACGATAGAAGACTTAAAGGTTACAAACTAAGTCCAAACTACCAAGCCTACGAGGCTCCAAGACCTAATCCGTATTACCAAGCTCAATATGCAGCTCAGGGTGGTGTTATGGAGTTAGCTGCTGGAGGTTCTTTTGACGATGAATCTGGTATGGACGAAGCTAGAGGCTTAATGCAAGGTAATATGCAAAACGGTTTACTTAATACGAGGTATGCGGCTGGTGGCGTTGCTCGATATAGAAGTAAAGGTCAAGTTAATGTGTTACAAGATTACTTGGATAGACAAGGGCAGCAACGAATAGAACATTTACCAGAAAGTGTTGGGGTTCCACGCACAGGTATATTTAGAGATACTGACGTAGATACAGCTAGAAAAGATGCCTTTACTGCCTCTATGGTCCGTTTAGGCAAAGCAGGTAAGGGTGCTGGTATTAAGCCAGTTGCTCTTCCTAAAACCTCAATTAAAGGTCTAGGCGATATTAAAGGCGCTACTCCTGAGATAGAAGAAGCCGCTGCTGGTGGCACTATGCGTTATAACCTAGGAGGATACTCTGATGGCGGAAGAATGCTTAAAGGACCTGGTGATGGTATGTCTGATTCTATTCCTGCTACTATTGCTGGAAAGCAACCAGCACGGTTGGCTGATGGAGAGTTTGTTGTACCAGCGGATGTTGTTTCGCATTTAGGTAATGGCTCTACGGATGCTGGTGCTAAGAAGTTATATAGCATGATGAACAAGATTCGCAAAGCTAGAACGGGTAAAAAGAAACAAGCTCCCGCAGTTAAAGCTAGTAGATACATGCCTGCATAAATGTTAAAGGGTGCTCAGTCAAATGAAGCTAAGGCGATTGCCCAACACTATTTATATGAGCATGCTGGAGTTCAACCTTGTGCAGATTTTCAAGCGTTGTTTTGGGTAGATGAAAACAATCAGATTGAGTGGGTTATTGGGTATACGGCATTTATAGGAAAGACTTGCCAAATGCACATGGTTAATTTAAAAGGTGGTTATACACCTAAGGGTTTATTGTTTGGTGCGTTTGATTATCCTTTTAACTTTTTGGGTTTAGAAAAAACTTTTGGAATTGTAAATAGTCAAAATACAAAGGCTATGGAGTATGACAAGAAACTGGGATTTAAAGAAGCCATTCGTTTCCCAGGAATGCATTGTGATGGCGGGGATTTAGTAGTTTTTGAAATGAATAAAGCTGACTGTCGCTGGATTAGGGAGCGGGTAAAACATGAAACAGAATTGGTCTCGTAGAGAGTTAGAAGCCTTCGGTGAAACCCTAGGCGATAGCGTCACTCAGCGCAAGCTTGGTGGTGGGTACATTTGTGGTGGCGGTGGCAAAGGCGGTGGTGGTGGTGGTGGCACTCCTCCACCCCAACAGAGTACTGCGTATCAAACTAATATTCCTGAGTATGCAAAACCATATGTTACTAACATGTTGGAAGCAACTCAGAAGCAGTTGTTTGAAGGCGCTCCAACTGCAGAAGGTGGTTTTAATATTACTGGATTTAAACCATATCGACCCTATAGCACGGATGTAAGTAATTATTTTGCGCCGTTCAGTCCGATGCAACGGCAAGCTCAACAAGCTACTGCTGCGTTACAAACACCTGGTGAATATCAACAAGCTATTGGACTAACTGGTTTAGGCGCTATGGGTTCTATGGGGTTAGCAGGTCAAGGAGCAGCAGCCGCTCAACAAGGTTTTGGTGCAGGTCAACAATACGCACAAAATGTAACAAGTCCTGGAACCATGCAAGCATACATGTCGCCATATCAACAAAGCGTTACTGATGTTGCCAAAGCAGCTGCTGTACGTGAAGCGCAGATGGCACAAAATGCTCAAAATTTAGGAGCGTCTCGGCAAGGTACTTATGGCGGTGCACGTCAGGCTTTGATGCAAGGTGAGCGTGAGCGTAATTTACTTTCTAACTTATCTAATATCCAAGCTCAAGGCTCTCAGTCTGCTTACGATAGAGCGCTACAGTCTCAACAGTTTGGTGCTAATTTAGGACTTCAAGGATTACAAGCTGGTTACGGAGGTCTTGGTGTTGGTTTACAAGGTTTAGGTCAAACTATGCAGGGTGCTGGGCAAATAGGTCAATTAGGCGGTGCTCAATTACAAGCACAACAAGGCATTATTGGTTTGCAAAATCAAATGGGTGCGCAACAACAAGCACTTGAGCAAGCTAAGATTAATCAAGCTACCCAAGACTATGCAACACAACAACAGTACCCGCTCCTGCAATTAGGCATGATGTCCAATATGTTGCGTGGTTTACCAATGCAAGCAACTACTACACAAACGTATCAAGCAGCACCCGCTCCCATTACGCAAGGTCTTGGTCTTTTAGCTGGTGCGGCTGGCGCTAAGCAAGCTGGTTTGTTTGCAGAGGGGGGAACTATCAAAGATTTAGCTTCTGGTGGCGTTGCAGGCTACGCTAATAGAGGAATGGTTCAGGCTAATCCTGATAGCGGAGTAGTTCGTGGTATCCGTCAAAAATTAATGATGATGAACGCTGACGAGTTAAATCGTGTTGCGCAAAGCAGTCCTAGCGAAGAAATTCGTGCTATGGCAATACAGATATTACAAGAGCAAAAGATTAGAGAGCAGGCTGAAACACAAGCTCAACAGTCCATAGCTCAAGATCAACGTGGTTTACCTACCCCTGTTACTGAGCGAGCTGGATTACCTGCCGCACCTGCTGGGTCTATGGATATGCTAAATGCCGCTAGTGGCGGTATTGTGGCTTTTGCTAATGAGGGTGAAGTTGAGTTGGACTTAGAAAAAGAATTTGCTGCTCGTCAAAAAGCTGCTGAGTTTGTTAAAAGACAACGTGAAGCTGCTGGTATTGGCGCCCCTAAAGCTGGGCTTGCTGACTACTACGCTAAAGAACAGGCTGCCTTGGGAGATGCGGAAAAACAAGCTAGAGGATATGACTTGTTAAACTTTGGTGTTAACTTAGCTGCTCAAGCAGGCCCTTTAGGGCAAGCAGGTGCTAGAGCAGGTCAAGCAACATTGCCTGGAATAATAGCCCGCCAAGAAGGACTTAGAGAGCGTCGTGGTGGTGTTGCTAAAGGTATGGCTGAAATTGCTGAAGGTGAGCGTCTAGTAAAAGTAGGTGATATTGCCGCTGGTAACGCATTGATTGATAAAGGGCTTGATCGTACTAGCAGAGAAAAAGTTGCTGGTATGAAGTCCCCCGGTGAACTAATGGGTTATGCAAATAATTATTTAGCAAGGAAAAGAGCTGAAGGAGATAAAAGACCTGATGCTGTTCTATTAAATGAAGGAATGGATGAGCTTTTAGGTCGTCGTGGTGCCGCTGCTAAACGTGCGGATACTGCGGCTGAAGTTGCAGGAACTAATCTGTATGATAAAGCTCGTGATAACGTAGACAATTCTTTATCTAAAAACTATAACTCGCCAGATAATAAAGAGCTTCGTAGACTGCAAAAAGAAGACAAAAAGAACGGTACTAATAATGCAAATACTTATTTACAAGAGTTGTATCGTAAAGAAGAGCGACGAATGAAAGGTGGGCAACAAGCGCAGTCATCCCCTGCGCCTAGTGGCGGTAAAGGTAAAGCAAACCCTGCTCAATTTGATGCTGATAACTCGTAATGGCATATGACGTTGAAGGTGCAAGGAAAGCAGGTCTTAGCGACGCTGAGATTAATAACTACCTTGCCAACAAATACAAATATAACTTAGCAGGAGCTAGGGAAGCGGGTCTTGCTGATACTGAAATATTGACTTATCTACTTACAAAAAGTAAACCTGTAGTTAAAGCTCCAGTAGCGCCAACAACAGAAGTTGCGCCTATAAGTAGTCCTGAAGAAATAACTTCGCAAGCTGAAACTTCTAGAGGTGCTTTTGCAGCACAACCAGGTGCAGGTTTAACTGAACAGCAAAAACGTCAGTTAGCAGAAGCAACTGCAAAGTACGAAAAAGAAGTGCCTTTTTTACAAAGACAGACTGATCCAATAAAAGCAGGGGTTAAAGGCTTATCAACTGTTGTTCCAAACTTAGAAATTACTAGTCTTCAAAAAGAAATTAATGCAATACAAGAAGGCAAAGTTGGTCCACGGGATCCAGTAACTGGAGAAATGACGCCTCTTCAACCAGAAGAAGCTGAAGCCGCAATTAAATCATTGCAGGCACGGCAAGCAGAAGCACAAAAGAAAGTAATGGGTGTTCAAGCAGAAGTTAGTCAAATTAGAAAAAGACCAGCCGTTGAATTACTAAATGATGTAACAACTGCACGACAAGCATTCCAAGCATTTCAAGCCGATCCTCTTGGTATTATGGCTAGTGTATCTTTAGAAAGTTTGCCACAAGTTGCCCCTGCTCTTGTACTAGGTGCTGTAACACGTAATCCTACTGTTGGTGCATTGGCTATGGGTAGCACTAGCTTTGCTAGTGAATTGTCTTCTGGAGTTATGGAGTATTTTCAAGATAACGGAGTTGATACTAGAGACCCCGTAGCAGTAAATAAAGCTCTTAATGACCCTGTGTTATTTGCTAAAGCGTACGGGCATGCATTAACCCGCGGTTCTATTATTGCAGTAGCAGATACGGCAGCTGCTGGGTTAGCTAGTAAGATGTTAGTGCCTAAACAATTAATAAAAAATCAATTAGCAAAAGAAGCGGTTAATATTGGTGTAGCTCAACCTACTGCACAAATAATAAGCGGTGGTGGCGGAGAAATACTTGCTCAGCTTGCTACTGAAGGTGAGGTTAAAAAACCTGGTCGAGCAGTTTTAGAAGCTGCTGGTGAAGGTCCAACTAGTTTATTAGAGACAGCAGCATTTGGCGGGCAACAAGCCTACGAACGTCTACCCTCTACGATTGCTAAAAAAGAAGCAGAAGCTAAAGCTGTTGAAGATCAAAAGAAAATCCTTGATAAACTCAATGCCCCCGGTGCTATAGAAAATTTAGGTCAGCAGTTTAATGAGACTGTTGAGAAACTAAAGGGTGCAATCAACCCAGATACAAAAAAACCATATACTGAACAAGAAGCCTACGCCGTTGCAGGCGATGCTATTTTGCAAGGAGGGCTATTAGATGGAACTGAATCAACTATCGGTGGAACAGATCAATCAGGCGTTTCTGTGCCTAGCAAACCAATCGAAACCGACACCGGAGCTATTGACACTACCGGAGGAGACCTGGCAACAGCTGGCACGACTACTACTGCTGTTGGAGGCGGAGAAGGAACTGAACTCAGTGCATTAGCTGCCGAACTACAAGCTAAGTACCCCCAGTTAACAAATGAACAAGCATTAGCAAATGCTAAAGAAAGCCTACGTCAAAAACAAATTGCCGCTCAGCAACAAGCTGCTGGTGTTGGTACACCTACTCCCCCAGCAATTACCGTACCTCAAAATTTAGTTGATTTATACGCTAAATCAATTGCAGCAGATGAAGCAACTAGCATATATCCTAGCCCAGCTAACAAACGAAATGCCACAATGGCGTCTAGACGTTTAATAGAAGCCAAAGCAGCTCAACTAGGACTTACTAAAAAAGATTATTTAAAGGAAACAGCAACAGGGGAAACCCGTGCTTTAGATGACGCCATAATTGATGCGTATGACAAACAACAACCACCCTCTTCGGATACTATTGATACTACAGATACTACAGAAGATGGAAAACCCCCAGTTAAAATAGGTAAATCTCGTGGTAGACCAATTGTTACAAAAACTCCAGAGCAACAAGCTGCTGATGCTGCGTATAAAAAACAACGCCAAGATATTGGTCGTAACGCTAGTAATGATATTAATAGGGCAGAAAAAGTTTTAACCCAAGAAGTAAATACAGAGCAAATTATTAATAATGCTGCTAACGAACAAGACGCAATATCTCAGTTATCCCAATTAAAACTGCAGCGCATAGGCGCACTTGAGACGGCATATCGTTTATCTGTTGATCCTGACCAAAAGAATAAGACTGCGGGTAAAAGAGCTAGTACGTTATTAAAAACAGCTGACCCCAAAGAACTTGAAACTGCTAAACAAATATACGAGTCTAAGAAAAAAATAGGCGCACCTAGCCGTGCCGAAATTAGTGAATCCACTAACGGACAGGATAACACCGTCTTTGAAAAATTCAACAACGCTAGAGGAGCAGTAGCTTGGATTGCTAATAATGGCAACCCTTTTGAAAAACTACTAGCTAGACGGTTACTTCCTTTTCTTAACGGAGTTAAGTTTGTTGTAGTAGATAGTGCAGACGATATGCCTACTGCATTCCTACGAGACAAGATGATGGGGGCAGCAGGTTTATATGTACCTGACAGAAAGACTATTTATGTAATGCGTAGCGGCGGTATTAACAATACTGTTGTATTACACGAAGCTTTACACGCTGCAACCGTTAAGCAAATTGATACCTATTTAGAACTAAAAGAAGCGGGTAAACCTATTCCTAATTTCTTACGAGTTCCTGTTCGTGAACTTATGGAGACCATGGATGCAGCTAAGCAAAACTATGACCTTCTTAAAGAACAAGCACTTTTGTCCGATAACCTGGGGTTATTAACTCAAGATATGTTGGACATCCCCGAAGATGCTTTTACTGATATTAAAGAATTTGTAGCATACGGTTTGTCGTTACCTGCTATGCAAGAGTTTTTACTTCTTTCTCCTGGCGAATATGCGGGTGTGCCCCCAGGCTTTATTAACAAACTATTTAATCGGTTTGTACAAGGGATACGTAAGTTGTTTAATATGGATGAGACACATAGTTCTGCTCTCCAAGATTTAATTATTGTTACAAATAAATTGCTTGCTGCTCCGATGTACAAGTTAGAGACTGAACCGCTTAGTGGCAGGGTCTATGCAGCCAAGGCTAAAAAACAACCTGCACCACCTAAAGCACCTAAGCCACCTAAACAGTTAAAGTTAGTAGAAAGCCTGCTTAGAAAAATTCGGCTATCCAATAGAAACTCTACGTTAAATGGTTCAATTGGCGAATTAATCATGCAAGTTAGAAATGCCAATGACGCTATTCGTTTGATGAAAGCTATTTACGGCGCCATAAACGTTACTAAATTAAAACTTGTGTTACGAGCTTTTACAACAGAAGATATTACTCGTATAGCTGGAGATAAGATTAGTAACCTAAAAGTTATTAATAACGCTGTAGATGATATGGCAGGCATGCGGGTGCAAATGATCCGTGAGCTTTCTGAAAAAACTCCTGCTTGGATTAACTTTAATGAAAAATACGAAGAGGGTGGCAAGATACTTGCTGACTTAATTAATGCCTCTACTTTATTAGAAGTAGACCCTACTAAACACCCTGATGCAGCAACCGCTATAAAGAACGATCCTAAGCTACAGCGCATTGAGAATGACATACTTAACCCATCTACAGACCCTAAAACTTTGCCTAACCTTAAAAAGCAAAGAACTGAACGCACTGCAGCAATTAAGTTAGTGTATGAAGGTGGTGCTTTTAACAACCCTGTTACTGGTGAGAAATACACCATGGGTGGCTGGGAAAAACTAGGTAAGTTTGGTAAAGGTGAAGGACACGCTATTTATAAGATGGCTAAGGATAGCTATAAAAAAACCTTTGACATGCATGAGCAGCTGCTAAAAGATAAGATTGAAGCTTCTAATGTACCTGGAGATGTTAACGATGCGTCTACTCCAAAAGGCAAATTAATTGCTGCTATTACTAAAACGTTTCAAGAAGCTAAGTTACTAGAGGTCTACTTCCCATTGATGCGTTACGGTAATTTCTGGTTTAGCGTAGGCAAGGGCAAAAGCGGCGAGTTCTATATGTTTGAAGGGGAAGTTGCTCGTAACAATGCTATTGAAACCCGTGTTGCTGAGCTTAATAAAGCTGGAGACAAGCGCACCAAAGATCAGATGATTGCTGACGGCGATATAGATATTGGAAATGACATTCGCAAACTAAGGGAAAAGCATATTGAATCTAGCGATATGCTTAAAGAAATATTTGCAATGTTAGACCAAAACAAAATGTCAGATATTGATGCTGTTAAAGACAATATCTATCAGATGTACTTAATGACCCTACCAGATAAGGACATCCGTCGTAAGTTTGTACACCGTCAAGGTAAAACTGGTTTTAGTGCCGATGTAATCCGCAACTTTATTGTCAGCCAGCACACCGCTGCTAATCAGTTAGCTCGACTAAAATATTCAGATAAAATCCGCAACGGTATAGCTGCTGCATATGCAGAGATACAACAGAATCCAGACAAGCTAAAGCTAGCTACTATTATTAGAGAAGTTAGTAATCGAGCTATTAACGAGATTACTCCTACAGTCCCTGAAGAAGGGCTTGATTGGGATCAAGTTGCCTCACTTGGTAACAAATTTGTGTTCTATTGGCTTTTGACTTCTCCTAAATCTGCGCTTGTGCAGATGACGCAGTTACCGATTGTCGGTCTACCTACCCTTGGGGCTGAGTTTGGCATTGGCAAGGCTACCGCAACTGCTGCTAGGTATGGTGCTTTGTGGAGCAAATTAGGTACAACTAAAAAAGACGAGAACGGTGATGTAATAACCTCATGGGGTCAGCCGTCTATCAATGACTCTAAATACGTAAACGAGCATCCAAACCCAGCGTACAGAAAAGTATTAAAAGACGCTTGGAACTTTGCTAATGACAAAGACATATTTATGTCTACCTATGCAGGGGATATGACAGCAATGTCTGCAGTGCCTAGCGCTCGTTATAAAAATGTAGTCAGTAGAGGGATTAGATTTACGTTTGATTTAATGGGTGGCGCATTTCACCACGCTGAGCGTATCTCCCGTGAGATTATGTACATGTCTGCATTTGAGCTAGCCTACGCAGATGCAAAGCAAAAGGGTATGGACGGCAATGCCGCATTTGATGCGGCTACTGAAAAAGCTCTAAAGCTAACGTACGATGCGTTGTTTAACTACACTCAGTACAACAAACCGCCCCCAATGAAGACTGCAGGCGGACGCCTTGCATTTCAGTTTTTGACTTACCCACTGCAGATGACATCGTATTTAGTACGTAACTTCTACGGTATGCTGCCATTTCTAAACAAGGAAGAAAAGAAAGAAGCAGCTATTAAATTCTTTGGCACTCTGGGCATGACTGGCTTATTTGCTGGTGTTACAGGCTTCCCCTTGTACAGCTTCATTATGGGTATGACAGACGGTATTCGTGAATTGATGCGAGATGAAGAAGACGAAGACTACGATGAAGATGACGAGGGCAACCCTCTTGGTAGACGCAGCACAGACTTGTGGTTTAGAAATTGGTTTATTCCTAACTATTTTGGTCCTGATAGCAGCTTAGCTAACTTTTTTAATTTAACTGAAGAGCAAGCTCAAACATTAGCTCGTGGGGTTGAAATGGGCCCAATATCTGCTTACACCGACTTAAACGTAGGCACTTCTACTTCGTTGGATGGCTTGTGGTTTAGAAGCGATGCTCCTGCAGAAACTTCTCGTGAAGCTTTCCAAAACTTTGTGTTTAGCTTTACTGGTCCTATTGGTAGCGTAGGTGCAAACTTTGCTGGTGCTTTTGATGACTTTAATAAAGGGCAGCTTAATAGAGGGTTTGAAAAACTTTCTCCAGCATGGCTTAAAGGTGGGTTATCTGCAATGAGGCTAAAGAGCGAAGGTGCAACTACTACTAAGGGTGATGAAATTATGAACCCTGAGTTTTATACAACAGGTAAATTGCTTGCACAGACTTTAGGGTTTGGTAGCACTGAAGTAGCTCAAGTACAAAAAGCTAACTTTATGGCTAAACAAATAGTGACAAAAATAAATAGAGAAAAAGAAAACATATTAAATCGTTTAGATGTTGCAGTGCGTAAAGATGACGACGACAAGATTGACGAGATATTGGAAGAAATAGATAAGTTTAATACTAAGAATGCAATGCTAGCAATCAACGGCGAAACGGTTAGTAAGTCGTTGCAATCTCGTGCCGAACGTCGTGGTAAAGCATATCAAGGCTTGTCCGTGTCAGATAAAGAAGCTCCGTTTGTCTACCCATTAGTAGAAGGCACTCGTTCTCCGCAGTACAAATAAAATTT